AAGCTACTCCTATTGCAATATATTTTTTAAACTGCTTTTCGTTGTCAATAACAAACTGAACAATATTTGTAAACGTATCCTGGAGCCCTGCCCCAACGTTAAGGAACAATGACCCGTAAGCTTCTTTCGCTTTATCTAATGCAATCTCAAGACGAACCCCAGCTTTTTCTGGGCCAGTCGCCAATGATGCTGCAACTTCTGCATAGTCTTCGCCCTGCTGCTCGGTAAACCTGACAAACTTTGCGATAGTAACTTCGCCAGCCTTGAATTGCCTAGCAAGCTCGCTAAGGCTTATTTTGTTTGCAGCTGCAAATTTTGCCACGGCCCCTGGAATGCGCTCGCCGATTTGCCCAGAAATCTCTTCAGCGCTAGCCTTACCTTTAGACAGCACCTGAGTTGTTGCAAGAAACAACGCCTGCAAATCTTCTTGGGATTTACCTGCAGCAACGCCAGAAACAGTGATGCCTTCGTAAATTGCTTGAGTTTGTTCAAGGGAAAGGTTGTTAGCTTTTGCAGCAGCTGTAACGCCCGTGTAGCCCTTAATAACATCTTTAATCCTGATGGCATACTTATCACTAAGTGCGCCTGCAAATTCAATATTTTTGTTGTACTCCTCTTGATCTTTTGAAACTCCGGCGAGAGCTGCTTTCGCTAAATTCAATTTGGCGACATATTCGCCAACGCCGCCAGCTGCTTTTCTGATTCCGCTTACTTGCGCGCCAACAAATCCACCAGCGATTGCACCACCAGGGCCAAATGCAGAGCCCAAGGTTGCGCCAATAGCGCCCTCAGGACCACCAAATACACCAGCGCCTGCGATTGCGGCAACACTCTTGCCTGCGCTTGCAAGACGCCCACCGCCGCCTTGCCCACCAATATTGCGCTTTTCCACTCTTGCTAGTTGCGCATCAAGCCTTGCCGCCTCTGCTGTTGCTTCTTTGAAATCTTTAGTCGCAACATCTAGTTGAGAAGCAATATCACGCCATGCATTTCTATAGTCTCTAAGATTCCTAGTGCTTTTAACAGAAGTATTTTGAATGTCTTTGAGCTGTTTGCTGACATCTTTAAAATTAACGCTGACCCTTGATTTTGCCGTTTCGGCAAGCTTATTCAACGAAGTCTGAAGCTCCTTCAGCTCACCTTTGCCTACGGCCTTGACTAAAACCTTTAGTTCGGTTGTGACGTTTGCCATTAGGAGTTCTTCTTGTTAAGGCAAGTCAGGGCTTTGATTTCCATCACTTGCAAGCCCTCAAACAAAGCGACAGGATCTTTTGCTGGGTACAGTCTACCGAGGTACTCGACCGATGAGTAGTTCAATCCTGTCAATCCTGCCATGCTGACGTTCCACTGCGTCTGAAGCCTAAGAAACATCATCACGATGTCCCAGTTATCCTCCCACACTTCACAATGCTCTTCAACAGCTTCTAGCCGCACTTGTGCAATTTGCTCTTCGCTTGCGCCAAGAGCTTTCAAATCCGCTTCACGCTCGTCAACAACGCCGCCTTTCGCCCAATACTCAGCGGCCTTTTCTAGTTTTTTGCTTGTGCTCCTGTAAGGCTATCGGTGTAAGCCGTGATCACAGCACGCAAGACATACGGATCATCAAACAATTCAACCTTGGTTGATTCGCTGTATTCCACTGCATCCCCAAGCTCGTCCTTAATGCCTTCCCAACCCTCAATAATTTCACCAACCAAAGCATCGTCGCCTTGATCAATTAAATCATTGAAGGATGAGCGGCTCATCTTTTTAAAGATTGCCGTGAAGCTTTCTTTTTTAAACTTGCCACCATCAACAGGAACTTCGACAGTGACAGGCCACTTGTAAGAAGAAACCTTTTTAAGGACAAAAGCCATTGGATTAAGTAAAGGCCAAAGCGAACTCGTTGTTGCCTGCAGTTGTTGGCAGAGCCAAATACGGCATTGACAACGAAACCACTCCGTTAGTGTCGCCGTAGCTTACTCCGGTGATGTCGGTTTGCGCCATCGTGAAAGTAGAGATGTTGCCAGCACTACCTCCAACCACAAAACTGCTGCTTGCAGTTGTGACAGCCACAGCCTTAGCAAAGTAATCAGTAGTGCCAATAACAGGAGCCTCGATCACAGCAGTGCCGCCAGGAGCGCGATTGACAATCAACACCTCTTTAGAACTTGCAGTTTCTTTGTAGATAAACTCATTGTTTAAAGACAAATCCAAGCTTTCAAGACGCACGCTAGTGACGCCATGGAAGGTTGCAGTAGTGACGTTGGCGTCATTTACCTCAACAGCTGCAGCTTGATTTGCAACAGTAAAGGTGCCTGAAAGGGCGGTGCCGTCAGGTGCGTTGTAAATGCCAATCATCTGAAAACTGGCTACAGGCAGTTGACCTGCTGCCAAATTAAAGCTGACCGTTCCACGGCAACCCGTAATCTTGTGCCGAGTGCCATCGTAGAAACAATAAATTGTTGCCGAACTGAAACTGCTGCTGACACCCGCGTAAGTGACAGAAGTAGAACTAACTACCGTTTCAGACAAGCCACAAGACTTAAGCAAAGGCCCAAAAGCAGGGGCTGTACCAGCTGCCCCAGAGCCTCCTAGCTCAATATCAAAAGTAATTGCAACTCGCTTGTTTGCGACCAATGTGCCGCGTGTGCTGTTACCAATGAATCCTTGAAACGCTGTGGCTTGAACGTTGTCAGACTCAATAGGAGTTACTTCAACGTTGCTAACTTGAACAGCGTTACTTCCCCCCACTGGAGTCGGATCCGTCCCGTAGGTCGACTCGATCTTTGCTACCAGAAACTTTTTTCTCGTCAGTGCCATTGTTATTGGAAGCGGAGGGTGATTCGATCAGTTGAAGTTCGCCTGTTTCCGGGTTGAACAGATAACTGCCACCGGCACTGGGAGTGGGTACTTGCTTAGCCATATTAAAGGATAACTCAGGTTGAGGTCAGATTTGCTCTACTGGTACGGTAGCGAATCAGAAAATCTTGAGCAATCACCCCAAGAGGTACATCCGCTTCAAACAAGCTTATTTCAGTTCGGTCAGGTGTCATATCAAGCGCATATCCATTTAAAGTTTGATCAGCCATCAATAACTCATGGACTTGTTGCGTATAAGTGTCTGAAACGTCGTCTGGAACGCCAGCGCGAACAAGCGTGGTCACTCTTACCCGCAAGACCCAATCAAGCTTGTCATAAAAATTTGTATCTGTTGGTTGATCGCTGACCGGTTCAACAATTACCGCTGGCACCTCGCCTCTAGCTAAAGGCTCAACACGGCTTCGATAAACTGTTGCTCCAGTGATTGAATCAAGGTCAGTCTTGATGCGAGCCAAAATCAATTCACGTCTTGTGTCAGCCATAGTTAGGCAGCAGAGGTTTGGAATACGTTGCAAACCGCGCTAGGGGCTGCAGGTCGCGTGTATGGACTTGTTATTGCCGGTGCTGACTGTATAGAGATGTTTGCGTCGCTTGGAGCCCATATCAATTCAATGTAATCCTCTGCCACAAGACGCAAAGTATGGTCTAGCACTGCAATCGTGCGACCCGGAACACCTCCATGGCTTTCAATTACACTTATCGCCAAAGTTGTTAAAGGTACGTCTCCAGCACTACCGCTATTGTTTTTCCTTAGCCAAAAATGAACATCATGAATTTGACTATTATCGTTTTCTAGATGCATGACAAATTCAAAAACATAGACGCCGGGATATTCAACTACTAATTTTGAGTCACTATCAAGCCTAACCCCATGATTTGCTGTCGCATCAGAGTTGGCGAAAGTCACTTCAGTAGGAGTGTTTGCAGTAGCTGTCTGCTGGCTTGAATCAACAAATTCAGCCCAATATCCAGGGCTACCAAAATAATCAAGTTTTGACCACGGATCTTTCCCATTCCCAATTTTTTCGTATTTAGTGTCAGACTCAATGCCAACCTCTCCAGCCTGCATTACTGGGTCGATTGACGCCCATCTAGTTCGCTTGTTGTACTTTGAGACGGCCATCAGTCTTTGCTCAGCAAAAGCTCAGAGAACAAACCGTCATCAATTGGATTGTTTTCCCTTACGGTGTAATCTTCAGAATTAACAGTTATAGAAGAACCGCGAGTAAGGGCGCTGACATCAGAGGTTTTTGCAGTAAGCAAATACTCCCGACTTAACGCCATCCCACCCGCGATCACTTCCATGGGTGAATCCAAGATACCGATGAAAACGCTTCCACTGCCGATCTGGCAATTAACGCCAAATTCGTTCGTGTCAAGGAAAGCAAAGGTATCTTGAATTGCCATAATCAGTCGTACTTCTTAGCGGCCAGTGCTACGACAGAAACGAAACCCGTTCCAGTACCACCTGCGACAGTAGTGCTGACCTTGATGAATCTCTTCATGTCGTTGGAGTTGACGAAAATCTTCTCCTGAAGGGCTGTGTTGGCGTCAGTTGTAGTGAAGCCACCGCCAGTCACATCGGTGTATGTACCACCGGTTGTGTCGCATTCAGTGACCTTTACGGCATAAGTAATGCCAGATCCACCAGCTGAAGCGTCAAGGCAGAAGACGATGTCGCCTTCATAATCCTCAAGATCAACAGCAGCACTTACTGCTGTCGAGTTGCCAAGCAAATTA